ATATGCAGCATACTCTTCTTCTTCAGGTACAGTGGCAGTTACACACAATAATCTATCCCAAGTATTTTGTTCAAAGAACTTTCTATACTCTGGAGATAACCCTAAATGTATTTCATCACATACAACTATATTATAATGATGATCTTCACATTTATAAGCAGTTTGATAACATGTAAATATAACATCATCTACTATATCATCATAACCCCACTTAATAAACTCTTCTCTAAATTGATCTTTTAATTGTATTGTTGGTACTAATACAAGAGCATTCCAATTCTTATTTGGATTTTGTCTAAGACTTTCACCTACAGCAAGAACCCCGCATCTAGATTTACCAAAACCAGTTCCAGCTATAATAGTGCCTGTAAACCCTTTACTAGCCCAGTTGTTGACAGCGTCTTTCTGCTTCTGATCTTTTAATTTGTATTTCATGTTGTTTATTATGTTTTTGTTTTTCCCAGTATAACCTGAAATAATCTCTTCTTGATTTCAATGTAGGTAATTTAGCAGACCTAACCATTGTCGATTCTAATACTAAGTCTTTATAATTATTATCATATTCTTCAATTTTTCCACTGTATTTCCATAATTGATCTGCAGTTTTATTAATTGGTCCATTATCTCTTTTGTGGCTCTGTTCTTTTAACAGTTGTTCTACTACATGGTGTCTTTCTTTCATATCTATTGTTTTAGTTTATTAATTAGTAAATAATGTTAGGAGAATTACTTCTCCCAACAATTACTTACAGTTACCTCAGCTTTTAGTAATTTGTTGGTTACTATCTCATCAGCTGCCATTTCCATTAACATTTTCATATCCTTGGTCCAAGTATCTATATAATAATCAGCACATATAGTATCTATTTGATCATGAACAGTCATTATTAATTTAACTGGTGCATCCACCATCTTAATCCAAGATCGCATTTCAACTAAAGCTTTCTTAGTCATATCTGCACTAGCTCCCTGTATAGGTGTATTCTTACTAGCTCGTTCAATACTACCTAATTCAAAACCAGATGACTTGTTAGTCCAGATTTTAGGATACCAATTAGTAAACCATCTCTTTCTACTATAAGGAGGGAATGTTTTAATATATCCATACTTTTTACCAAAATTACCTAGTTTTTCCAAGAATCCTTTAATAGATGGGAAAGCTTCAAAATACTTTTCAATAAGAAGCTTAGCATCATCGACAGTAATATTAAGGGTATCAGCAAGTTTGTTAGGGCCCATGCCGTAAGCAAGACCAAAATTAATTGTTTTAACATTTGTTCTAAGTTTTTTATGGTTAGCACAAGTACATTTCATTTTCTTAGACATATAAATACAATCAGCATCAGCTGCTTCTATCCATTCTTGTCCGTATACCAATTCTGCACAGGTAGAGTGTAAATCTTGGCCTTCTTCTAAAGCCTCCAACCATACTGGATCTTTAGACCCAAAGGCAATCACATTTAGCTCTTGCGAACTATAGTCAGCGCTTACAAAGCTCCACCCTTTAGGAGCAATAAAACAGTTTCTAAAAGAATTATCTGCTGGTATTTGCTGCATATTAGGTTTAGACGAGCTTACTCTACCTGTATCTAGAATTTGGTGAAAATTAGTATGTATTTTATTATCTCCTTTAAGATTCTTAAGAAATGCATCACCATAAGATGTGCATAATTTCATAGCTTCTTTATATTGAATATAAGTATTTATAATCTCATGTTTATATCTATATTTATACATATTTTTTCCATTAACATCGTCTAAATCAGGTACAAGCATTTTAAATACTGCTAGTACTTGTTTAGGAGATGTCCATTTAACATCGATCTTTCTTATCTCATCAATTGGTATAAACATATCTGATTGTACATAGTTAGATACAAACTTTTGTAATTTTGGGTTCTCAATTAGAGTTTGATCTAGGTTAATTAATAACTGATCAGCTTTTAATGTGTTAGCTCCCTCTAATTCTTTCCATTTAAGTACATCTAAACTTAATCCATTATACTCAATGTCAGCAAATGCTAGCACTGCTTCATTTTCAAGCTTAGCAACTGGTCCCAATTGATTCTGAGTTAGTTGATGAGCCTGTTCCCACTTGATTCTATTTAAATATTCTACATCTTTAGCCCCATAAACTATTTGATCTTCTGTAAATGGAGTACCTTCTAGTCTAATAAATAGATTCCGCGTTTCTTTGTTTAATGTCTCATTAAAATAACGTTTAACTAAATCAGCAAGTCCAAAACCTATTTTCTTACCGCAGTTATTTATTAATTCAACAAGAAATGTGTCATAAATACCCTCACAGGTAATATCAGCCCACTTCTTGATGAATTTGTAATCAAATTTAGCATTATGAAATATTTTTATTATGTTATAGTCTTCTAGAACTGGCCTTAATGGTTCTATACTAACATGTCTTGTGTCTATTACATATTGATTAGTTGTATCACCTATCTGAAACATTATCATTCTCTTTACAGTGAAATCAAATCCTTCAGTCTCCGTGTCAACACCTAAATATTTTTTAGTTTCACAATATTTCACAACATCTTCCATTGTTGCCTGTTCACAGCATGGAAGAATAGATGGAGGCCCTACAAAATATATCATCTTCTCATGTACATTTCAGCCATACTATCTATATGTGCATCATATTCTGCTTCAGCTATAATAGCTAAATCAATAATAGCTTTAGCTCGCATTACTTCAAAGCTTTGATTATCAAATATAAAAGCTTTAAGTTTGTATTTTACTGCATTATTATATAATGCTTTAAATACTGAAATAGTACCATTGTCTACCATTTCATAAATCCATTTCATATGTCCCATTGTGTTTAATTTTAATTGTTATTAGTCTAAAAATGAACCATTTAACTCTGTGTCTTCCATTAAATCTGGTTCTTTCAAAGTTATAGGTTCATTCATAATTAAATATTCAGGTAAATCATGTTTTAAGAACTCATGATTAGGTTTATCCCAAACAATCTCAGTGTTAGAGAATATTAATTTACCTCTGTGTTTAAAGTATTCTCCATTTAGTTTCTTGGCTTTATGTTTCCAATTCTCAGCCTCTTCTTTTGATGGAGCAGTTGTTTCTATAACTTCCACACACATTTTCTTTATTGCGTTGTCATCTTGATCATATCCATATGGATGTAGTATATTTAATTCATAGTATTCTCTACCTTTATCATCTATTTGTGATTCTATGTCATAAATATCTATATTCATATTCTCTACTAACTCACCATAAGTGACAGGTATATTAGCTCTTCTTAATCCAGGGATATAATCTCTCTTCCTTGTTCTATTGAAATTACCTGCAACTCCTCTTTTCTTCACAACTATTGAACCAAATGTAAGAAATAAATTCTCACCTGTTCCATCAACTGTTGCTCTAAGTAATATAGTTTCCCCATCTTTAACTTCACTAGGGTCACCACTGTTAAGCTTATTTATTAGTTTTTCCATAATTTTATTATTTTCTCTATTATAGTGCCTATAATTATAATTATAAACACTGTTAGTGCTACTATTCCAAACATTATTTGTATTTAAGGTTAAACAAAAGGGGACTCTCACCCCTATAAGTATATTATATTAGTCTTAATTTCTCTTCTTTTTCATATTTTCTTATCCACTCGTCTAATATTTTATAAACTCTTTTATGTTTCTTAATTCCTAAATTACAATATATTGTTTTATCTATTATTAATTTAATTAACATGTTTTCATCTTGGCTTTCTGGCTTCATATCAATTACATTTATTAGAGTTAGATAAATACCAATGATCCACTGTAACTCCTCCTTTATCAGGTCTTGCCCAAGAATATTTATATCCTTTGGATTTTAAACTCGATAAAATATCTTGAACATGTTGGTTAATTACATCTTTACGGATGCTATTAATACAATATGTATATGTATTTATTATCTTTCTCTTTGCTTTAGTCATCTTGGTGTATACTTTCTTGTTTCTCAACTGATCTTGATGTAATTGTTGATAAACTACTTCATTACCTATTACTTTCTCTTCCTTACCATCTTTATAATAATAAGTCTTTATCATTTGTGCTGGATGAAACATTTTTTCCTTGTCTCCGTGTCTTACGTGTACTGTTAGTCTAGTCATGATTTAATGATTTTTAATGATTTATATAATTGTTTGATTGTTTAATATTTCTGTTATCTTTCTTATTAGTTTAGAATTCTTACCTAATAAATCTCTATTGCTTCTAACTTCTGTAGTTAATTTTAATAAAGAGTGAGCTAATTCTACCATTTGCTCTTGTTGTGCCTGCATTTGTTCTTGAATTGTCATAATTTGATTATTTATTTGAGTTATATGTGATTTATGTTGTTCGTCTCCTGGATCTGAAATGATTGTGGTTATTATTCCCATATTGTATCATTTTGTTTTGTTATCCACATGATATCTTCATCAGGATAATAATAGTTGTGATGTATTCCTTGTGTTGGCTCTTCTGGTTCTGGAGCACAATATCTAAAGAATAATACAAATATTATAGTTGATAGTATAAAAGTTATAACTCCTACTATATTCTTTGTTTTCATGTTTTAATGGTTTAAATGTTATATTTCTTTTTTATTTCTGTTCTCTTTCTAGTTAATACTTCTTTAGTTATTCTTAATCCTTTAAACATTGGATTATCACTTGCTACATTAGTAGTATCTCCAATCTTGTTTAATGTTTGAGTTATGTTCTTACATATTTCAATTGCTTTTTCTTTCATAATTTAATGATTTAATGGTTAAAATAAAAAATAGGCTACAACACACCTAGGCTCGCTTGTGTTCTATTCGCACTAATGTTAACCTTAGTCTTATACAATCATCTCGTATTACTACGTTATTGCTGGTTAGTGCCTATTTTTATATTTATGTTGATGTTAAAAAAGCAGTTTATCTACTTGCTTAGGTATACGACGTTGCAGTGACGACAAGCACTACTATTTATACGTCCTTTCTAATAATGTGTGCGTTGTGGATTATGAACATCACCACCATTTACTCGTAATACTTGTTTTGTTCAATTGAGACATGTTTACGCACACTTGGCATGAAGCCAAGATGAATCTTAAAGGTAGGATATTGCCATGACCATAGCCATAACAATTGCTATTCCTACCATATAACCTAATATATCCATAAGTCTTTCGAGTCCTTTCTTTGGTTTAAGTACAGGATAATTTGCTTCGTATGGTGGAATTTTATGTCCTTTACTGTTTACACAGTACCATACTTCTTCTTTATTCTTTGTCATAATGCATTAGTATTAATATTCTTCCATTCTAATCCTAATGTAATACCTAGAATTGTAAATGCTATTCCTTTTGTTAGTTGAAAGCCAACCATAATTAAATCTAACTGTTTTATGTTAAATTCAAATTGTAAACAGATGTTAAATCTATTTAGTAGTGTTATAGAACACCATTGTTTTGTTACTGATTTCATGATTTAATGATTTTGATTATTATTAGTTTAATTGTGTTTATGTTATATAGTTATAATGAATGTGAATATGTTGTTGCCAAATTAAGGGCTAAATGTTATGCATCACTCCTCCTTCCTGCTCTCACAGCCATTATCTAGCTGCAAGGAATAAAAAAAAGGAAAGGAGATTTCTCTCCCTTCCTTCATTACTAGTTTACTAATCTACCACGCTTTAAACCTTTTTTGTCAAGGTAAATTTCAAATGATACAAGAGTGTTTTTCTTTAACATTGTTGCAGGGTTGAAAGGTATTCTATCGCTTGTGCCGTTATACTTACCTTTTGATACTGTTACTTCTGTTAAGAAAATGCACCAATCATTTGCATTTGTTTTGCCTACTATCCTAGACATATTGCCTGTGATAGTACCCTCATATTCCCCTACTTCTAAAGGGCTCTCTGATGATGTACCAATGATTGATAAATTGTTTTTCTTTACTTCCTCAGCATAAGAACCTAGTTCCTTTGCTGTGGAAAATTCTACATAGTTTTGCATAATATATAATTGATTTGGTTAATATTCATTAATTCAATTTAGGAGTTTGGAGGGCGGACCTTCAAATCCTTATTTCCCACCGGGGTTACGCTTTGAGGAGGTCTACGCTCTCACTAACACCCAAGAAAAATTTTTTAGTATGTTTTATTTTTTTATTCCAAAAAAGTTTTATATCTTTGTCCTGTGGTATTATTCATCCCTTGGTAACCAAAAGAGGGAAAAGACATCGGGTTGTAGTCCTAAATAGGGATAGAGTTTTCTCCGGTAACCACAAAAGAGTGAGTGTATAAACTCTAGGTAGGATGCATAACCACATTAGTAAGTGTGTTGAATTAACAACGAGAATAGCATCCTTGGGTCCCTTAACAGGAGAACTACTAGAGTGAAATCCAAACTTAAAATACAAAAATCATAGGGGGATAACTATATCCTTTTAATAAATAAAAAAAGAAATTATGAATGATCCAAATTTTGATGTAATTCAAACTCAAGAAGACAATAATAGGTTTGACAAACCGTTACTTGTAGCATCAGGTATATTAACTAAGACAAAAACAATTACTAATTCAGACGTAATTTTGTATGATTATGATAGTGGGAGTACTATATTCCTAGCTATAACAGGTAATACAGATATTAATATAACTCTACCTGAGCCGTCTATTAAAAAAGTCGGTATGAATTTTAAATTTATCGCTGCACTTAGTCCAGCTGGGACAGGGGATGCTGTTATTAAAACTAATACAGCTGATACATTAGTAACACATGGAATAGTACCAACTGCTACTGCAGTTGCACCTGTATATACATTAACTTTTTCAGCTGTTCTTGTAGCTAGTAATGATATTAATATGGATATTAACGATACTCCTTTAACAACTACTACGTTTGCTACAACTAGTGATGCTACTATGCAAGCTCTTGCAACTAAAATACAAGCAGACAATGCAGTATTAAGTGCTGTTGTTACAGTGGTAGGAGGAAATCAAACAGGTACTGATGATCGTGTAATTACAGTTACAGGTAGAGATGCAGGAATGCCAGTAATATTATCTACACCTCTTGTTACAAGTGGGAGTAGTCAAGCTACATGTGTACTTCAGAATACTGTTAAATCAATGAACACTACATCTACAGGTAACTTTAATAATTTATTAGCAGATAATGTTAAACTTGAAGCTGCTGCTCTTGGGGGCGAATGGATTGAGTTTGTATGTGATGATACGTATTGGTATTGTAGAGCTGGTGCGAGTACAACTACCTCTTTAAGTTTTAACGGATAAACATTTAATAGAACATTTTAATTATGGGTGGTAAAGAAATTTACTACCCATTTTTTATATATATTAAAAAAACTTTAAAAACATTTGGAAGTATAATAAAAATTTTTATATCTTTGTACCTAACTTTAAATAATAGATTATGTCAAAGAAAAAAATTAGTTTTAAACCGACTAGAGATTGGATCTTATTACCTGATCCAAGAAAAGATGAAACAGAAAGTGGTATATACTTACCAGAATCTGTGCAGGCCAAAATCAAAGATAATATATTAAAAGTATTAGCCGTAGGTCCAGAAGCAAAATGGGTTAAAGAAGGAGATACTGTTATGATTGATCCTTCTGGGAAAGGTCATATTATAGCTTTAGACGAAGTGCCTCATGTTATGGTACCAGAGTTTATGGTGTTAGGAGTTATGTAATGGAAAATATAAATGGTACAATAACTATTAGTTTAAAAGATTTTAAAAATATATTAGATCAAAAAGAAAAATCTTTAGGAGTAGAAAAGAAATTTAAAGAAGTAGCCTCAGAATTAGAGGTATTTTTATCCTGGTTATGTACTAGGTATAATGTAGAGGAGCATGTGAATAAATATAATATGCAATCTACTAATGCTCGTATATTAATAGAAGACGGTAAAGCAAAAATAGAAATAAGAAATAAAAAGAATAAAAATGAGTGAGCATATAAAAATAACTTTAAATAGCCCCTTTCAATGCATACAGTTTTGGAACGGAGTGTTTAATTTAACAAAAACAGAGTTGCAGGTATTATCTTTACTTATAACTGTTAATGAATCTCGCGGGTTTGATAATTTATGTGATTTAGAAAATAAAAAAGCTGTTGCTATAGCAATGGGAATAAAGGATCACAATACTTTAAATAACTATATTAAGAGATTAAAAGATAAAAAAGCCTTAGTAATAGAAGGTAAAAATTATATAACTAATAAACTACTAAAAACTAATGACGGGGGAGAAACTACGGTTACGGTATTTAGAAGATACTAATACAATTGTGCAGGTGTGGATTAGATTTCCATATAACATCTGCCTAGTACTTAATAGTGATGGGTCACTATTAGAATTAATAATAGATGAGCACGATGAAGATATTTGAACAAGTAGCACAATTTACTAAAGAGTTAACTATATATATAAAAAAAGGAATGCCTAATGTTTCCCCAGCAGAATATGAGGAGAGATTAAAAACTTGTGAAGGGTGTGAATTTATTACTCCTGCATTTTCTTGTGGTAAGTGTGGGTGCAACATGACAGCAAAAGCTAAATGGGCTACTAGCGATTGTCCAGAAAAAAAATGGCAAAAAATAGAGAAGAAATAGTAGAGGAGTTAGCTGCTAAACATAATTTAACTGTAGAAGAGATAAATGATATAATAAATCACCAATTTAAATTTGTATCTATGGTTATGACAAAAGGAGGTTTTGATACTATTCGTTTGCCTTACCTTGGTAAATTTACAGTAAATAAAAACAGAGTGAAACATATAAATAGATTAAAAAATGAGAAAGATACTAAAGATGTTTAAATTTTTACATTACTTAAACATACACAATAAAGATTGCAGAAGACCTGTTTACACAGAAGAAAATACGTATCTTTGTTTAATAACAGGTAATACCCACAAAAAATTTGAATTATGACTTTACGAGAAACTTTAAAAAGATTAAAAAGATCTATAAGAGGTAGACGTTGGATAGTTAAAATAAATTCAGATACTTCTATTAGAGAAGTAAAATTAATTTTTAACCCTAATGAATATTCTAAATTCAAAGGGTCTAGAAAATTACACACAGACAAACAACTATTAAAAGTATTAGATACGCATCATGAGGAATTTGTTAGAAATAAATAATAATTTAGCCTCACCTTCCCCACAAGCTTTAACTATAAGAGAGTTTAAACAATTATATAATAGGGATAAGAATAAGGGTAAAGAAGTGGCAGTTAAAGAATTAGCTTATATTTATTTTAAGTGTAATCATAATTCTCCTTATATTATATATGAAGGAAACGAAAAAGAGTCTAAGATAAAAGAAAGTATTTTTGGGGATACTAAATGGAAACCAGATTCTGATGTTAAAGCCGCTTGTGATAGATATTTAAAACTTATGGATACACACGCAGTACTTTTACTTAAGGCTGCTAGAAAATCTGTTAAGAAATTAGAAAAATATTTTGAAGATATAGACTTAACTATATTAGATGATAATGGTAAACCAATATACTCAGCTAAAGATTTAGTAGCTAATTTAACAAAAGTTGGAGATGTAGTTATGGGATTATCTAAATTAGAAGAATTAGTTAAGAAAGAGGATCAAGAGAAGGCTGTGACTAGAGGAGGAGTAGAAGTAAATAAATATAATGAGTAATGGCAGAATTTGAAGAAGATTTAGAGATGTATCATGAAGCTATGAGTAATGCATATTTACTAGTTACTAATAGAGTGACTATGGAAAATTTGTACGACTCTTTAGGTAAAGGTCTTGGGCATTTAGCGCTTCCATTTGACCCTGAGTATCATGATGGTAAATCTAATGATATAGTAGATATGTTATTAGATTACTTTATAGAGGTTGAAGAATATGAGAAGTGCAGCGAGTTAATGAAAATTAAAAACCAAATTGGGAAAAAAATTTACAAATAGTCATAAGTTTAGTCCTGCGGCAAATTATTTTAAAGCACATCAAGTGTACACTACATCCCTACCAGGGACTACAGATTACTATGAGTTTTGGGATGAAGAACGTAAACGATGTTTATATGGTTATACTATTGACGATATATACTTAACAGGATTTCATTATTTTTATTTAAACTATTGTCCTATTGATAGGGCGGTAGATGAATTTTTACCAGATGGTACTGTACAAGCAAAACGTGAGCGGACCTTCCCTTCTTTTTATGATGGCGATTATAAATATTTTCATGAGATAGAGAAAGCTAGAAAAAGCGATAGGCATATGATTGTTCTAAAAGCTAGGCGTAAGGGGTATTCATATAAGGCTGGTAGTATGCTAGCTAGAAATTACTTTCATGTTCGTAATTCTAAAAACTTTGTATTTGCTTCACAAAAAGAATATTTAATTGGGGATGGCCTCTTGTCTAAGGCTTGGGACTTTTTATCATTTATAGATGATCATACAGCTTGGGCTCAACCTAGACTGAGAGATAGAGAAATGAGTAAGATGTCTGGATATAAGAAAAAGGTAAATGGAGTAGAAATTGAAATGGGAATGAAATCTCAAATAATGGGAGTAAGTTTAAAAGACGCTCCCGACAAAGTGAGGGGAAAGGCGGGAGAGTTAGTTTTCTTTGAGGAAGCTGGTTCTTTCCCTGGACTCCTTAAGGCTTGGGAAGTAACTATGCCTACAATGCGTCAGGGATCTAAAACATTAGGGACTATGGTAGCTTTTGGTACAGGTGGTACAGAGGGGGCTGACTTTGAGGCTATGGAAGAAATTTTTTACAATCCAGTAGCATATGACTGTATGGATTATGAGAATATATGGGATGAAGGGGCTACTGGAACTAAGTGTGGATACTTTATTCCTATAGAAGAAAATCTAGATGGATTTATGGATGAAGATGGAAACTCTTTAGAAATAGTGGCTAAAGAATTTCAAGAAAAAGAAAGAGAAAAAAAGAAAGGTAGTTCTGACCCTAAAGCTTTAGATCAATATATAGCTGAGCACCCCTACTCTCCTAATGAAGCTACATTACAAGTAAGTGCTAATTTATTTGACATAGCCAGTTTAAAAGAGCAGTATAATAAAATAAAAGTTCACAGTTTAGATTCGTTAGGTACTGCAGGAGATTTATATTATGGAACAAAAAATAATATAAAATTTAAACCAAATCACAATCTTAAACCTGTTCATAGATTTCCACATAAAAGAGATGATGACAATAGAGGGTGCCCAGTAATATGGGAATCTCCTTATAAAAATAAAAAAGGACAAGTACCAGCTAATTTGTATATAGCTTGTCATGACCCTTATGGTCAAAGTCAATCTGCAGACTCTAGATCTTTAGGGAGTGTATATATATTAAAAAGACCAAATAATATTTCTGTTCCAGATGATATTATAGTAGCCTCTTATGTAGGGAGACCAGATACTTCTGATGAGTTTAATAGGAATTTATTTATGCTAGCAGATTACTATAATGCTAAAATAGGATTTGAGAATGATCGAGGTGAGGTTATAGCTTACGCAAAAAGACACAGAAAGTTACATAGACTACAAGAAGAATTTGAGATGTTAGATAAAAGAGAATTACAATCTAGAAAAGTTAGGCGTCAATATGGAATGCATATGACAGAACCAAGAAAGAGGCAGGGTGAAATATATATTAGAGACTGGTTAATAACTCCGAGAGGTAAAGATACTGAAGGGGATACTCATCTTAATTTACATACTATACATGATCCTGCACTAATAACTGAATTAATAAAATTCAATCACTCAGGTAACTTTGACAGAGTTATGGCGTTGATGATAGGCATGTATCATACTAGAGAGTTATATAATTCTGAAGTAAGAGAAGTGCTAGAAGACAGAGCTGCCGATAAGTGGTTTGATCAAAATCATTACTAAAATGGGAAAATGTAAAAATAAAGATCAATACAAACCGTTACCTAATTATTTATCTATAGGACCTTCTGATATACAGGGTGTTGGCATTATTGCTAAAGAAGATATACCTAGAGAAATGGAATTAGGAATAAGTCATGTATATGATCCAGAATTTCAACATAATTATATAAGAACTCCATTAGGAGGATTTATAAATCATTCAGAAACACCTAATTGCGAATTAGTTGACAAGGATGATGATTATCACTATAAGACTATTAGAACTATAAAGAGAGTAGAAGAGGGAGAAGAATTAACTTTAAAATATAGTTTATATGAAATTTGCGATTACTTATAAGTGTTATAGTAATAAGACTAAAAATCGTTTTATTTATAAACAAGCTGTTCTAAAAATAAATTAGTATATTTGTAGGTTAATTAAACTAAGCTATATATATTATGAATCAAGAGATTCCAAAACAAAAATTACCAGCGTCTAAAAAGAATGATAAATGGGCTAAAGAATGTGTGGAAGCTTTTATAAGCTTATCCGATCACAGCACGTATAATGTTAGTAATAGAAGAGGGGATTTAAAAAGACTATATGATTTTTATAATGGAGAAATAGATGAGCACGATTATAATTATGTATTAAAACCATATGGTAAGTCTAGGAAAAATTTCCCGTCCAAACTTAGAAACTACCCTATTATAAAACCAGTTATAGATTTATTATTAGGAGAGAAGTCTAAAAGACCTTTTAATTTTACTGTAGCCGTAACTAATTCTGATGCTATAGATTTAAGAGAGGAAGAGAAGAAACAAAAAGTAATGCAGTCTCTTCATAAAATGTTTGTAGCAAAAGTGCAACAACAAGGAGAGATGCAAGGGTTACCCCCACAGAATCCTGAAGAAAT